TACAAGATTAGAATTTAAGAATTTTTCTATCTGATATTCAATATCCTCAATAATTTCAGTTAAATCGGCATCACTAACTAAAGTATCTGTCACTCCAGAATATGCTCTGACTTGTGCTACAGTTATAAATCTTACTGCCATTTATTATTCTTTCTTTTTAGTTTCTACCTTAGTCTTTCCAATAGAAGATTTCACTGCTTTAACTACTACTTTGTCTAGTCCTAAAAGTTCTGCAGCGTTACTTGCTTTTTCTGGCACTTCTTTTGAATCGCCAGGATGGAAAGTGAGCCAAGATACTGGTGAGTCGTCTGACTTAACTGGTACCTTAATTCCACTTGTGGTATTGTTCTTATATTCCATTATGATATTTCCCTTTTTTTGTTTATATTGTTTGTGTTATTATAAAAAATTAAATAATAAAAAAATAAATTTGTTTGAGGTTTAACTGAAGGCTACTGAGCCAATGTTTTCTACAACTACATATCTTGTCGCACTTATGCCGAATAGAACTAATGTTTCTGCTGCTGCGTTAAACGTAGCGACATTATTACTTCCATTAAAAGTTCCAGCCGTTAAAGTTAATGTACAATCATTTGTGCCGTCTGTACAAGTAACCACAAGCCATTGCCCTTTGATTGGTGCCGCTTGTGTTAGTGCCACAGTATTGCTCGTTCCATCCATTTCTATAAATGAATCGTTGAACTTTACTGTTCCCGTAGACGCTGATATGTTTTGAGAAACTCCAAAATTTAACCCTCGTAAGCCTTGAGCTCTCTTGTTGATTTCTCCAACTGTCGTAACCATTTTCTAAAAAAATGGCTAAGACCCATATACGATAAAGACCCTTTTCTTATTATCTGTAGAACCACCAACTGTAATTGTTAAAACTCCGCCTGAAACTGCGGTCGTAGGTGCTTCTGTGATAACTATAGAATCTGTAGTACTATGAGTGAATCCTAAAATACCCTCAATAGCTACTAAACCATAGTCCGCCAAAGTAATTGCGATTGTATCGCCATCATCTGTGGTTGCATCGGTTGTGACCATTAAAGTCTTTGCTCCACCAAGTGCAGGGATTTGTTCTGTTACTGTTCCTGTTACTGCTGCCATATTGTTTCTTCTCCTTGTTATTTAGTTAGGTTCGTATCGTGAACTAAACGCCGACTCACACGGAGGTCGATTCCGTTTATTTTTAAAAATAAAAAAATAAAAAAATAAATATTTTTTAGCTTAGGCTATATTATCGATAAACGAGTTGAATTCAGGGGCTCTGACAATAAGTGTTTCATAAATCTTTAACATAAACTTTCGTGAATCATTAGTTTTTGCTAATTCTTCAAAAGTCATATCAAGTAAAACTCTCATTTCAATCCAGTCCATATCCAAGAAGTAAATACTTCTCTGTGAAGCTGTATCTGATAAATATCGTGATGGAATTACTGGAATTCTTCCTACAATAGTATTCAATACAACTTGTGCAGATATACCGAATGTTAATTCAGTAGCATTGTCTCCTGGCATAATCCTAAAAGAATCAATCATTATAGCTCGAAGTGCAACTAATGCACTTGGGGATGCAACTGCCAAATTTGGCTGTCCTCCATCTTCGAAAGCTAACTTTACTGTATTCTCAACATCGTCCCACGTTAATTCTGCTCCACTTAGGTCGGTTTGGTTTGTGGTACTTTGTAAAGTTACAAAGCCATCAAATTCTGAACCATTAGGTCCACTTCCAACAGAGGTGGTTGAATTTCCGTTTACAATCAAATTTTCTTCAAGTTCCTTTAATGCTCTTGCGGCAAGTAAAACTTCCTGTTGCATAGCATTTGGTGCAGAAGCATCACTGAAAGCATTTCCACCTAATCCACTGCCTGTTGGATTAAATCCTCCAAGTGTGAATGCGGGAATAGCTTGTTGTGCTGGTCCTGTAACTCTACCTATAGAATAAAGATATTTTATAGACTCGTTTGCTTGAACTCTGGTAAAGTTTTGCTCTGTTAGAACTCCGTCTTCCAATGCAGTTGTTGCTGCGCCTTTTGCGGTTACCCTTACATAAGCGGCTACGATACCTTGATTAGATACTCTTGGTACTAACTCCGTTAATGGAGTTTGCTTCCTCGAAATATCAACTATACGTGGGTCAATAAATACTGGAATCAAAGCTTGTATTGTAGCACCACCTGTACCTGTTGTAGTTTCTAATGCTTTAAACTGAGCCTTTCTCGCTTCGAAAAATCTTTGTCTATACCCTTCCCCAAAATTCTCAATGGAATTTGATACACCTTTAAGACTAGCATTGTACATTGTACTCATACCAGCTGCGTAACATTGTCCGTCTGGGAAATTTCCGAAAGATTGATTGTATAAACTGGAATCAATTATACCCATTTTTGTAGATACTTGTTCTAATACCATTATCTTAATTCTCCTAAGCCAGCAAATGATTTAACCTCACTCAAATTTTGAGTGTTCTCGTTTGATAAGATAGCTTTAGAAATCGCCTTACGTTCAGGTTCTGTTGGTTCATCTCCATCATCTTTTAGAATATTTATATCCTGTCTTAATGATTTGATATCTCCGGACAATTTCCTGAGCATAGACTTTACTTCACTTAAAGGTTCACTTGATTCCTCTGCTGCTGGTTCTTCTGTAGATTCTTCTGCAGTTACTTCGGTTGGTTCTTCGGTTGATTCGCTTTCTGTTTCAGAGTCATTAGATTCCTCAGTGGATTCCATTGCTTCCTCATCTTTAGTTATTTTGTCTGACATTTTTGTTTCCTCCTTTTCAGTTATTGTGTTAATCTCGTTAGAGTGTGATTTGGTTGATAATCTCATATGAACACCTAATTTACCCAAGGTTTCCTTTGAAAGACCAAGCTGCCCCAATTTTTTTCTAAATTGTTCTGTAGATATTTTCCCTTCTTTATGAGACCTTATAATACCCGTTGCCTCTCGTAATTTTTGTAAATGAAATAATCCCATCACATACCCACTGTCTTGTTTTCCTCCACTTCCTCGTTTTGGACCACTGCCTGGTCCTCCTTTAGTAGATATTGTATCTACCATCATATCTTGTAGTGTAGTTATTCTTCCTTCAATTTCAGGATGGTTATGGTCTCCTAAAGGTCCATTATCTGTATGGGCGTGTGCACCATCTTTATTATATGACTTCATTTTCTTATTTTCATTTTCATTTTCATCATCTTCATCATCTTCCATACCCTCATTTCTTAATTTCCTTCTTTCAGAAGCCCTCCTATCTCGTTGTGCCTTTACTTCTAAATTCATTTCTACCTCAGGATTGAGTTTCTTTTCTGTTTTATACTCTTCTAAAGTTGCGATAGATTTAGCCACTATGTTTTTTATTTGGGCTCCTGTGTTTACTGGGTTTCCGGTTAATGCTACATTTAATAAAATTCCGTCATCTAAAATTCTGAAAACTTCAGCCCCTTTAGTTTCTTTTTTATATTTTGTTGGAATGAAAGCAATACTTCCAGCATCTAAGAACTTCTCTACAATGTTTCCTTTAATTTCCTTATAATCTGAACGATTCTTATTCATTAGTCCTTTGATATTTAAGGCATAATGATATTCGTTGTTCTCATTTTTGTATTCTTTTATTACTGGCTCAACCATACGACCTGCTGGAACTCTAGTTTTATTGATTTCCTTTTCCTCGATTGTATCTCCCCTAAAGGCTTCGTGTTCTAAATCTAATTTAAGATTCCTCTCAATTATTTGAGATTGCATAGACTTTAAAAAATTCTTAGATACAATATCATTAACTAAATCTGCTTCAGTAGTTGAAATATCTAAACTAATTTCAATGTCCCCACCAGTTTTCAGTTCATAAGTTAGTGGTCTTGTGAATGTAAATTCATTTCCCATAGCTTTGAAACTCTAATTTAATTTATAATCTTTGTGTTAGTTAAATCTTTGTCCAATATCCATAAACACATCTCGTTCCATTTCTTGAACAGTCGGCAGTATCATTTAGTACTCCATCAACTACTGCTGCATAATGTCTGCTAAGATTACATATAATTCTACCACTAGGTAATTCATCAGCTTTCAAATGAACCTTACACCCTGAACCAATAAACATTGTAGGAGTCCATTTCCATCCTAACCCAATCATAATTTTCTTAAACGTATAATTATGAAGTCCCCCTCCAGAACTAGATTTCCCTTGCCTTCTCTTGCTTGGTTTTTCATCCTTACAAATTTCATTTACTAAATCATAAATTTCTTGGTAGGGTTTTTCAGTGGCTATTGCTATAGCCCTCACACCACAATCTCCTGTGCTTCCTTTGTAACCGGCTTCCTTTCTACCCCCATCATTGTATACAAACTGTATTTTTTTGTTTCTCATCCTATTAATATAAATACTTTAAAGTATTTAAACTTTTATATTATTCATCATATACGTTTTAAGAATAAGTTAATGAAGCTCTATCATCCCAAACTTGGGTAAATTGGGTTGATTCTTTGTTCGCCCATTGGATTTTGGTTATATTTTCATCTGCGTCATAAGTTAGCTTTTTGATTCTCCAAGCTGCTGAACTGGTTGCGGCACCAGGACTTGCTTCTCCAATATACTCTGCATTAAGGTTTGCATCGTAAGCGATTTCCTTAATGGTTCTTGCACTCTCATTTGTTCTACTCATCTTTTTAATCTAAGGTACATTGATAATTTTTCAAATTCTTCCTTTAATCCTTTTAATTCTTTTAACTTTTCATCTCCTAATGGTTCTTTGATTTGTACCACATCCTTTAAGTCCATTTGAATAGCTAACATATTTGTATTTTCATCTTTTTTGATTATGGCTCTAAAGATTACCGGACCTTGATTAATATGGTATATCTCTAAAACTTTAGGATTATCATAAGCTAAGTAAGAACCTCCGGCTATTCCAATTTTCTTTAATTGATTATATGTGACATCAGCTATCATTATTCCCTCCAAAGTTCCTCAAATTGAAGGGCAAATTCTTTAGGAACTGGTTTAAGCATATCATCCTCTAAAATATCTCTCATCTTCTCCTCGCCTCTGTGCAGTATATTCCCTATATCTCCCATTATAAACCTCCCTCAACAACTCTTGGCTTATTTGTATTGTTAATCTTAACAAATCTATCTACTTTATTCTTTAATAAATTTACTGAATTAATAATTTTAGGTTCTGCAGAAATAATATTAGTATACATTACAAATCTACCAGTCCTTTTATATCTCTCATCCACCCTATCTATAGCAACCTTTGCTGGAACTTCCACATAAACTATTCCAACATCATATCCAGCTCCCTTAAAATTACTAATAGATGCCTCAGTTTTAGGTGCCGTTTTCATAGTCCCATCAATAATAAGATTTACATTTTTTTCAGTGAACATCTTTGTTAAGTTTTTAGTAAGTTCGCTTGATTCAACATGAACTAAAGCTGCTCCCTTTCCCCCATCATATTCAGGTAATTCTGTTTTAATATCATCTGAATTTAAAACTAAATATGTTGTACCATCTTTACCTTTCATTAATTTTCCATTACTTCCGTCCACTTTAGTAAAAAATTCTTTAGTCGCAAAGGTTTTTCCACTTCCAGGAAGTCCAGCCATAAATACTACTTTGGGTTGCCCCTTAGCTATTGCCTTCCTTGCACGAGCAATATAATTTTTAGTTATATCAACATGTAATCTATTTCTGGAAGCAGTATATTCTCCATTCTTTTTTTTAAAGGTATGAGCGGTATCTTTTTCTTCTAACATTAAATTAGTATTTCTCTCTAATTCCTTTTTCTTTTCTAAATCTATCTTATCAAACTTTTCTTGAGCATATCTTTTTAGTTCTTCTTGGGAGTCTAACTTTCTCATTTTAGGCTTTCTTTTTGGTTTATAAGTATAAATGTAATTACCCCGTCCTCCTGTTCTCCTAATATATTTATGTTTGAATTCATCATAATTCTTAGATTCTACCTTCTTTGGTTCCTTATCTACAATAAAGCTCATAAAAACATCCCTCTCGTTAGGGTGAAACGGAGGACCCATTTGGGAATAGTGCTTACCTCCAAAATCTATTGTAAAGTTTTTATTCAAAGGAATTGCTTGTTCTTCACTTCCATACTTTTTATGAAGTGCTTTTGTTAAGTTACTTGTTCGTGAATCCAAAGTCCATAATAGCCATTTCTTTATTTCAACTCCATCCCTTTGAAATTGTTGTGCAGCATCAATACTTCCAGCAGTTTCAATTCTACTACTTTCTGTTCTTGCTATCATTGTAGCTCTATTTTTACTAATATCAAATGTTTTCTCTATTCGTTCAGACATAGTTCCAATTCCCTCTCCTACTGATATTCCCATTTTTATTTGTTCAGTTAATTGATATCTCATATATTCACTTAGTCCTTTAATGTTATCATAAACCATCCCTGAAAGAAATTCTACCTTTTCAGGATTGACAGATACTAAATTTACTTCTATTCCTTCTGCTTTGAGTAACTTTTCTGTATTATCTATTCCTTCTTCAAATAAAGACCTTGTAATTCTTCCTATTAAAGACTTTAATCCTGTAACATCAAAGGCAGTTTGAATTGAATTAATTATTTGTGGGAAGCCTTTTACTTGAGTTAGTCTGTCATTAGCATTTTTTCTTATTTCAGATAATAACTTATTTTTATCCTTTTTCATTATTTCTAAGAAACCTTCTAAAAATAAATCCATTGCTTTAGGAATTAAAACATTAGTTTCTTTATCTTTGCCCTCTGGAATTGCCTTTCTTTCTGCATTGTCTATTGATTCTTTAGGGTCTGGGTCGTTAATGTAGTTTCCTCCTAAACCTTCAAAATCAAAATCAACTTCTTCTGCGGGTTCTTCTAATTCATCTAATCCCTCTAATTTTCTAATTTCATTTACTTCCTTAAATCCTGAATCAATTTGTAGTTTGTATAGTTCCATTTTTTGTATTTCATCTTCAATATTAAAAGTATTGAATTCAAATTTAAGTTTGTCTGAGAAGTCCCATTCAGATAAAACATTATGATTAATGAAAAATTCTAAGGTTCTTAGTAGTGGTAATATTGCTTTACGTTTGAAAACTCTACTTTGATTTATCTCTGTGGCTAAATTTGAAGATTCAGTAAATCCTAATTCACTTGGAGTTACTCCATAAGCTGCCCAAACAATTTTACTAAACCAATTTTGAGATTCAATTAATTGAAGTTCTGATGAGGTAAATTGTACCCTTTCAAACTTCGCATTATCAACATTAGTCATTGGAACTCTATGGAAATTCTTTTTAAGTAAACCTTCAGCATTTGCAACTAATTGTAAGTCATTCCATTTGTTTCTAAATAGTTCTAATTCTTCTTGATTGGCTCCAGGCATATTAATAAATCCTTTTGGAACGTTATTATCTTCAAAGTAATCTAAATTATACTCTATGGAATATTTTAATGTTTGAAGTACATTCATAATATTTTCTATTGGAGATTTTCCATATATCTGATTTGATTGAGGGTTTTTTTCAAACCAAACAATTTCTTGTTTACCAAAGGCTACTGGTCTTATGTTCGTAACAAACCCAAATTGGAAATATGCTGCCTGTTCTCTTGCATTTTCAATAGATAATCCTATTGGTGTTTGATAACCTACTGCCGCATTTATTGCTGCTGCTGGATTGATAGTTATATTTCCATCGCCTTCTAATCCTACCATTGAGGAATCTGTTAGAATAGTACCTACTGGGATTATATCTTCACGATTAGTATATTTTCCAAAGATATCTGGGTTCTTTAAGAAAGTTGCGGCATCTACAAATTTAATTTCAACCATCCTTAATGACTCATCAAATTCCTTTACCCAAACACCTGAATCTAAATCCAGTAAATCATTAAGCATACCTCTTAAAATAAATTCAAAGGATTCATTATTTGTATTAGGATTATGTAAAAACATTTCAATTTCATCTATTTGATTTTGAAGTGCTGGTGGTATTTCGTCTATTTCTTCCTGTGGAATAATCGCCCAAGGAACGCTAACGACCTCATCTATAATTGTTTGTTTACACATACTTGCCTGAGGAGTAGCTGCAAGTCTTCTTATAGTATTAACATCTTTAAATCGTGGAACTCCAAAAGGAGGTCTTAACATAAAATTAGGTAATGTTGCCTTATTTATTGCACCTCTTGAACTTTCATCAGCAAACATAACCGTTGGAGGATTTGCTTTTTCTTCCGGTTCTTTTTTTGGTTTGAAAAATGGAATTTTCATGATTATAATTCCCTCTGATAATTCAGAGGGAAATGAGGTGAATTGATATACTTAATTCAATTTTTTAATTTATAATCTTTGTGTTATTATATGGTTACGACCTGTGGTCTTAATTCAAAAAACATTCTCATCATTACTGCATCGCCAATATCTGTAGAACGTCCAATATGCTCCTTTATCTCCTCCTTGGATATTACTTTTAATTTGGTATCTTTATCTGCATCCTTTTGTTTTATTTGCTCTAAATCTTCTATTAATAATTCTTTATTGACTGTGGTTATTTTCCTATAACATCCTATTAGTCCTGAATTAACTAAATGTGCTAATTCAAACCAACATTGAGATTTTAAATTTGAATAGTTATGAGTAATAGGTTTATTTGTTTGACGTTTTAATTTTTTAATAGGTTGTGCATTATTAACAAATCCTTGAATTCCACTTAAATCTTTTACTAATCCAAAACCTACCCCATCTTCATCAGCAATACATCTGCTTCTTGGTATCTTATTTTCTATTAAAATTTTGTCTAATTCTTCATTTGAGATATTATCTTGGGTTAATATTTTAGTAATAAATAAACCATCCCAAAATACTAATACTGTTAAATCGTCTCCTTTTCCAGCAACATCTATTGTTAAGTAAGTAGTACCCCTCTCAGCTTCATTTGTAAATATATCTATTACTTTTTCATATTCAAATAGCCTACTTGGGTCTTCATCATATTCAAAGTTTCCATATAGTAATCTTTCTTTAGATACTTTATCTAATTTTTTTAGATTTTCTATATAAAATGGAGAAATAAAAGGATTGTCCTGAACTAATGCTGGTATAAATTTCCTATATGGTTCTAATTTTTTTTCCTTCCAAGGTTTATAAAATTCATAATAGGCAAAATTCTTACTTGGATTAGAAGCCATTAATAGTTTAGGAGTTATCTTAAATTCCTCTAACTTATACCTAAGTCGAGACATTACAATATTTTTAGATTTTACAGTAATCTGAGAAATCTCATCAACAAAAGCCCCAGTATATTCTGTTGAACCAAGTGAATCAAATTCAGGGTCAGATGGATATGCAAATAAATCCTTTAAATATATTTCACTATCATTTTCCCACCTGATAACATTATCATTGGCATTGTAATTAAAATGTTCGCCTTTTTTTAATCCAGCTTTTTTACATACTTCAAAGAAAGTTAAAAGTGTTGATTCTTTTAAAGATTTTAATACTGCCCTACCCATTAGCCATCTACTTCCAGGATAACGAATACAATTCATAATTAACCAAGCACAACCTAAAAAGGATTTACCACCTCCAGCACCACCTCCATAGAATAATTCAGTAGTTTCGTTATCACTTAGATATTCTATTGCCTGAAGTTGCTTGTTAGAGAAACCCCATTTGATTTTAAGTTCAATATCCATTTCATTCTTCTTTTTCTGCTTTAACTATACTAATTGAGACATTACTTAGGCTTCCTGAGTGTTCTATTGTCTGTTTATCTCCATATCCTCTATCTTTTAGTTTTGTTTTTGCGAAATGTATTATGGCTGAAGGGTGAACGTGGATTCCATCTTTCGTTTCTTTCATTAAGGTAATTATTTGTGCTTCTCCGAAGTCCAGGAATTCTTCCTTTGCTGCATTTACTCCATCTTCAAATAATCCATTACCATTTAGCCACTTATAATAAGCCCCTCTGGATATGTTTGCCTCAGAACAAGCAGTACTGACTAAACAGGCTTTCTTCTTGAATATTTCTAGGAAAGTTAATTGTTTCTTAGTGAGTGATTTCCTAGGCTTTTTGTTTACTTTGTTCATTTTTCAAACTGATGTCCACATTCAGGACATTTAATTAGTTTAGGTTCTTTTTCAGGTAAATCTATATCTGATTCAGGTAAATTCAATAGTAAATCATAATTTTCTAACTCTGGTATACTCATATTGAATGTTTCACTTAAATCTTCTAGTTCAAGGTCATTTCTCAAGTCTGTTAATAACTCTGCGAATTTTAAAGGGTTTAGTTCTCCCTTTATCTGATTCATATTAATAGTAGTTAGTTTAGCATCCTTCTCATCCATGTCTGCCTGTATTACTGGAACTTCTTCTAGTCCAACTTCTTTAGCGGCTAACCATCTATGTTCCCCATCTATAATTATTCCTTCCATATTCACTAAGACAGGTTGTAGAAATCCAATTCTTTTAATCTCTGCGATTAAATGATTCATTATACTTTCTGTCATTTCATTAGGATTATACTCGTTAGGTTTAAGTTCATCGATTTTTAATTTCTTGTATTCCATTTTTTTCCTCCATTGTTTTTGCAAATTTAATATATTGAACGATATTCCATCTATTGATTTGTTTATTAATCTCTGTAGTATTCTTAAATTTCTTTTTGATTCTAGTGAATTTACCTTTTGTGTATAAACTTAGATTACCATATCTTGCAGCTGAACACCAAGAACTACTATCAATTGAATAGAAAGGGAATTTATTTATGATATATGGGGAAGTAATCGCAAATCCATGTACTTTAGTTCCTTTTGGAATAATCTTAAAACACTTTTGGAGCCATCTTATAACTTTTTGTCTATCTCTTAATTGTGCGACTCCTCCTAAAGCGATATAATCATAATTCTTACAATAATGTTCTAGATATTTAAAATCCTCGTTTGCGTGGAAAGTAGGAATAGGTTTCAGTCCTTTACTTTCCATATATTTTTGATTCTCTAGTGTTTTCTCTGCATTTCCTATTTCATCTAAGCCAAAGTAGTTCTCAATTATATCTTCATTGTCTTTAATGAATTGAATATAGTTATCTATATTAATCTCCTTTCCTGCATTAAAAGCAGAGAAAGCTCCACTATCTAGTAAGAATTTATAATTAATAGGGATTTTATTTGAAATTAGGAAATAATAACTCGCAAGAATATTTATGTTTTCTTTCATTTTGAATTCTTCTAGGAGTTGTCTTTGTATTGGGTGCCATACGAAGTAGTATTTCATTTTTTATTTAACCTCTTTCTTTTTACTCTCATTTTCTTTATATTGTCAAATATGTTCTCTTGGAGCGTCTTACCCATTAACTTTTGTTCCATTCTGTGAATCTTCATTAGCATTGTGAGTTCTGAATACTTATAGTCTGGGAATTCTTTGTTTCTTTTTAAGTAAGTGAATTTATGTTCTCTTAACCCCCTTGTATGCTCAAAGTTAATCTCATTAGTTACAACTACGTCTTCTTCTACTGCATCTGCATCAATGGGGTATATTTCATCATAAGGAAACATTACACCTGCGAGTGGTCTGTATCTACTTCCTACTTTCCAGCTATTTGTACTAATTGCTATTGGACACTTGAATTCAAATTTACTTGCCATTTCTAAACGTTCGTACCAAATATCTCCACCACAATGTTGGACTCCCACTATTTTCTTTAAACCATTGATTTTCTCTAGTTTAGGATAACCCGCTATTCCAAATTTGATTGCAGAAATAACTAAGTCTGGTTCCAATACTGAAATTCCTGCAATCAACATATCAGAGAAAACTTCCCAACAAAAGAATCCAGCTACATTTAAACCTTTTAAATTAAAGGTTTTGTATCTATTATCGTAATCATTTTCAGCAGTTATTCCATAATCTCCTACTCCTTTTAATGCGTAGCCTGGTATCGCAAATTTGTCTAATTCTCCTATGAGTTTGTTTTCAATGAAAAATAGCTTTTGTCTGATGTCTTTTGCTTCTATGACAGCTCCAATAACTAAAGCACAATTATACTTCTTACTTATTTCTATTAATCGTGGGAGTATGTCTTCTCTTGTTACAGATATTGTTTCATATTGCCATCCACCGAAATATTCTTGAGGGGTGATGAATATGTCACTGTTCTCCTTTTTTATTGTTCTCTCTATGAATTCAAATTTTTCCTCTAGATTGAACATCTGTTTCGGTACACAAGTTGTTATTTTCATTAAGCATCTACTCCACTATTTACAAAGTTAAGAAATTCTTGTCGTGCCTCTGGTTTGGTTTTGAATACGCCTCGCATATC